GCCGATAACAGGACGGCTGAAATCGGCCTTGATTGGGACTCGGCAATCTTAGGTGAGCTTGCCGGTGAGATGGACTTACAACCGTTCTTCACTGATAAAGAATTGAGCGAGCTTTTGCCGGAAACCGACATTGGCAACCTATCCGAGTACGCCCATCCAATCAGCGACGACCGAATCATTGACGCAGCATTCAATCACTTTCGAGCGACTGGCTTTCCATACCGCAATCTGCCGTTACACGTTTCGATGCAGGAGTTGAACCAGCTTGCGACCACCGACCCGGAATCGCTCATAGGAACGAATGCCGGATACCAGATCGCAGATACGTACCATCCTCACCGACTCCTTGCCGCTGCTACGAAGATGAAATCCCCGTTCGAAAGTTTCGGAAATGACAAGCTGTTACGCCGAGCGATCAAACAGGAACTTGAATCCGGCAAGGTCCCGGCAGGATATTTCGGTTTCTTGAGCTTCGTTTCCGGCACACAAGCCTGTTCAAACTTCCGGCCTGGGTTCGCTTGCCACCTGTACCGAACATATTGCAAACCGGGCGCGGTCGTCCTCGATACTTCAACCGGATACGGCGGAAGACTGATCGGATTCCTTGCATCTGGACTCGCTGGCAAGTACATCGGCATTGACCCGAACACCTTGACCCATGCAGGTAACGCCAAGCTCGCGTCTGACCTTGGCTTTCAGGACGATGTTGAACTGTACAACTTGCCCGCCGAAGATGTTGACATCGAGCTAGTCAGGAATCGTTGCGACTTTGCTTTCACGTCCCCGCCATACTTCTGCAAAGAAATCTATTCATCCGAAGGGACGCAATCCTGTAACCGCTATTCGACTGGTGAAGATTGGCGCATCGGCTTCTTAGTTCCGATGCTCAGACTCCAGTTCGCCGCGTTGAAAGCTGGCGCAACATCAATCATCAACATCGCGGATGTGAACATAGGCAGCGCAACCTACCCACTCGCTGAATGGACTCGGAGCGCGGCCAAAGAAGTCGGCTTCCAGTACATCAAGACCGACGAATTTCCGATGCAGCACCGAGTCGGCGCTGGTATGGGCGACGAAGTAGCAACTGAGCCGGTGATTGTGCTGGTGAAGCCATGAGCGTAGGACGCCGACCAAAGCCAACCGCGCTCAAACGCGCGCAGGGGAATCCTGGAGGGAGACCGCTTTCAAAGAATGAGCCTAAGCCGGGAGGTACGCCAACCTGTCCGAAGCATTTGGATAAGAACGCCAAAGCAGAGTGGAAGCGCATCTCAAAAGAACTGACAAGCCTCGGCCTGCTTACCAATGTTGATCGCGCGGCCCTTGCCGCCTACTGCCAGTGTTGGAGCCGGTGGGTGAGCGCGGAGGAAGGTATCGCCAAGTTTGGCACGATTTTAAAAAGTCCCAAGAGTGGGTTCCCCATTCAGAATCCGCACGTAAGTATCGCAAATACCGCCTTGGATTTACTCCGCAAGTTTATGGTTGAGTTCGGCCTTACTCCAAGTAGCAGAAGCCGCCTCACGACCGGTACGGCGGAACCTACCGATAGCTTCGCGGAATTCATGGCCGGGTTAACAGCGGAAGAACTAGGCGCGGACGCCCCGCAGATGGGTATTACCTTACATGAGCCTATTGGGGCTGGTCCCACAAAGATGCAATCTTTACACCTTCCCGTAAAAGGGTCGCGTGAATAAGGCTTTATCGTACATCGACGACGTTTTAGCGGGCCGTGTTGTCGCAAGCAAGCTTGTCCGCCTGACCATTGAACGCCACCAACGTGATCTTGCGAACGGCCACGAACGCGGTCTAACCTTCAACCCGAAGAAGGCCCAGCACATTATCACGTTCATTCAAACCTTCTGCCATCACTCGGTTGGACAATGGGCTGGTCAAAAGCTAAAGCTTGAACCGTGGCAGCAGGCACTCCTATGGATTCTTTTTGGCTGGCAGTTCACCGACACCGGATACAGGCGCTTCAAGTTTGCTTACATCGAATTGGGGCGCGGCAACGGTAAGAGTATGATCGCCTCCTGCGTGGCTCTTTATGAGCTTCTAGGCAGCGGCGAACCCGGCGCGGAATGTTTCAGTATTGCTACGCGCAAAGAACAAGCCAAAATCGTTTTCGATGAAGCTTGCCGGATTATAAAGCAGTCGCCCGTCTTGAAGAAACGAGTAAAGAACTACCGCGATTCGCTATTCATCCCGGACACCGCCAGCAAGTTCCAGCCGCTTGCCAGCGATGAAGATAGCCTCGATGGCCTGCGGCCTCAATGCATTATTGCCGATGAGTTAGCGGCCTGGTCTACCAGTGGTAGGAAGCTGTGGGACGTTTTAGTTTCCGCGCTTGGCAAGCGTAGAAGTCCGCTCTTCTTTGCCATCACTACAGCAGGCTCAGACCGTAACAGTGTGTGTTGGCAACAAAGATCTTACGTGGCTAACGTCTTGAACGGCATCTTTGAGGATGATCGTTGGTATGGGTGGATTGCCGGATTAGACGAGGGGGATGATTACGAGGACCCTGAAACATGGGTCAAGGCCAACCCGAATCTTGATGTCTCAGTTAGCCGCTCAGACTTGGCGGACGCGGTACGGAAAGCAAAGAACGACCCGGCCAGCCTCAACGGTGTACTCAGGCTTCGCCTGGGCGTTTGGACCACGAATAGCACTCAATGGATGCCGATGGATAAATGGGACGCCTGCAACGGTGAGGTAGACCGCGAAGCGCTCAAAGGACGCCCTTGTTACTCTGGCCTTGATCTTTCCACCTCCATCGACATCTCAGCCTTCGTAATGCTCTTCCCGCCCCACGGCAGCGATACCAAATGGCGCGTTCTTTGTGAATTCTTCCTGCCCGGTGACAACCTACCGGCAAGAGTGAAGCGGGATAGAGTTCCCTACGATGTATGGAATAGGCAAGGGCTTTTCAATCTAACTGAGGGAACAGTTATTGACTACGATGTAATCCGCAACCGGATAAAAGCATTTGGCAAGCTCTACAACATTCGTGAGATAGCCTTCGACCGCTGGGGCGCTCAGCAGATATGCACGCAACTCACCGGCGACGGCTTCCAGATGGTGGAATTCGGCCAAGGCTTCGCAAGCATGGGCGCACCCACCAAACGGCTTATGGAGCTTGTTCTTTCCGGCGAACTCGCTCACGGCGGTAACCCGGTATTACGTTGGATGGCGTCTAACACGATGGTTGAGATTGACCCGGCTGGCAACATCAAGCCAAGTAAGAGCAAGAGCCGGGAGAAGATAGACGGCATCGTTTCACTTTGCATGGCGATAGCACGCGGCAACGCGGCTACGGCTACGATACGGCCAAACATACGTTTGCTTTAAGCCGGTAGAGGTTGACGGCCCGGTGGTGGAGCGATGCCGATAGGGTTGACGGCTGGTGGCGGAGCGGTGGCGGAGCGGTGGCGAAGCGGTGGCGAAGCGGTGGCGGAGCGGTGGCGGAGCGGTGACGCCCTAGCGACCTACGCGCTTTCGCGAAGCCCAACTTCCCACCCGTCTCCAACTAAATCAAACTATCTGTTCCTTGTATTGAGCATCAGCACGCCATGGCTGGCGCTCTACCTCTACTTGGCCGGTTCCTTCCTGTTTCCGGCCAAGTTCTTTTTGGAGCTTATGGAGCAGAAGAAGACAAGCAAGCATCCGCGCTTTTCAACAATCGACTGGTTATTGCTGGTCGGAATAACTGCAATCGTCGGCGGCGTTGCCGGGTTTAACGTCTTCGCTGCGTTGATAGTCCTGGGCGCTCTATTGCTTCTCACCGCCTACGGCCTTGCAAGGCACCAGCAGCCGGGTAGTGAGGGCAAGGTATGAGCTTCTTAAGCAGGTCCCTCCAATCGTTTACCAACTTCAATCTCGAAGATCCTTCCTCACCGTTGGTCCCGGAGTCATTCGCCGAAGAACTCTTCGGTGGGCGCGGCAATGATGCAGGCGTCACCGTTACTGAGAAGACGGCGATCACGCTCAGCGCCGTCTACAGCGCCATCAAAGCTATCAGCGAAGACCTTGCCAGCTTGCCGCTCGTGACGTATTCAATCGGCCCGGATGGATCGCTGACGCCCGCCAAAGATAAGGCAATCTACGGCATCCTTCATGATGCCCCCAACGAATTTCAAACCGCTTCCACCTTTCGCGGCGCGTTACTCGCGAACTGCCTTTCCCACGGCGCAGGCTTCGCGTTGATAAAGCGAGACAAGGCCGCGCGTGTAGTAAGCCTCCACATTTTGTCTTCGTCCAAAACGGCACCCGTGATGCGGGATGGCAAGCTTATGTTTGCTAGCACTCAGACCGACACCGGCGCGGCTACCCTGATTGATCCTGAGAATGTTTTACATATCGTCGGGACGACGTTAGACGGCATCACCGGCCTGAGTCCGATTACTTGTTGTAAGAATGCCATTGGTGTCAGCCTTGCTGCCGAATCATATGCCGCAAGCTACTGGAAAAACTCTTCACGAGCCTCTGGCGTATTCACGGTGCCCGGAATATTAGATGCCGAAGCCTACGAACGCCTAAAGAAGGCCGTCGAAACACAAGCTAGCGGAAAGAACGCCCACAAACCGTTGTTACTCGAAGCGGGTACCAGTTGGAGCCAAACGAGTATTT